GGATCCCAGTCACTTTCATAATTTCCGAGTGCGTTCAAACTTCGCATATGAGGATTATGCAGATCATAATAAGTACAACACTCTTTTTTCGTTGGAAATTTCGCTTTCATGAATCCAATGTGTTTACGCTTTCCGCCATTGATTTTCCAATCCGGATCTCCTTCGATAATCAATTGAACGACTTGCAAGACGTATGTCATTCCGTTTTTTTACAGACAATAAAAAATATATTTATATACCTTTTTTATCCTTAATTTTTCCAATTCTTCCCGCAATCTAAACATGTTATAAAAATAGTCGCCGGCTCATCCGCACTACGTGTTTGTAATTCGTAGTAAGTACATTTTTTCGATTTGCATTTCTTGCACGTGAATAAATCCGTCGACGCTTCTATATTGGTAGATAATTTTGACTTGTCTCGTAACGTTTTCATTTCCATACGGTCTCGCCATTTTTCCGGCGACATTTCTTGGTGCGTCATGGAAGCCAACATATCGGCAGTTACTTGGTTTGTTTTTATCTTTTCCAATAGATCTTCCTTTTTCAAGTTGTATATAATCGTTCTCAATCGCGCAGAATACAATTCACAGAATTTGGGATTCGTCCATTTTTTGATAATTTGGCGATATGTGGCATCTTGGATCGTATAATTAAATATACTGAGCTCAATGTTTTCACCAATGCTTTCATTCTCTACTACTTCTCCGAAATACCTTGAAATTCTCTTGCGAAAAACAGTAGGATCTCCTTGCTCAAATAACATTTGCATTCTCTTTGCTTATTTATGTATTAATATATGATCATTCTATTTATTCAATTTTCGTGAAATATTCTTCTTCTTTTATTTCCGAGTCCACCGAAACCTCTAATTCACTTTCTTCCTCTTCATCGTCATCGTCCTCGTCATCGTCCTCGTCTTCGTCTTCATCTTCGTCTTCGTCTGTTTCATCGTCATCGTCGTCTGTATCCTCATCATCATCGTCTGTTTCATCGTCATCGTCTTCGTCTTCGTCTTCGTCTTCGCAGTCTTCGACGACAAATCCATCTTTTTCATACCCGTACTTATCCAACTTCGATTGGTCGATCTCTTCTTCTTCTTCTTCCGAATCGTCGTAACCCAAAGTCACGAATCCTCCGAATAGAGAACTATAAATAGCTGTCCAATCGTCTATAGTCAAATCCATTGGTTTGTTTTCTTTATTGTATCGTACAATCAAAGTATTCCCAAAGAATAAGGTATTATCGATGGGTGGAGGGAAATCGTATTTATTCTCTTGTCCCGCATTTCCTTCAGTCGAACCAAAAACAACTAATTTATCGTAGCGAACCTTTTTCACCACAACATTACGCCAAATCTGTTGTTTCTCGAAATGATCGTTCGTCTTGAATGACGCTATTTTGTATAGATTCTCTTCATTTATTACAACATCCTCGTGGACTGATTGCTGGATCACTTTGCCGGACTTTTGAATGATGATAATATTGGTGGTGGTCATGTTAGTATAAATTTGTAAATTCGTTTAAGTATATTTTATAAAAAATTTATTACTATATGAATCAATTTTTCAGTTTAATGACATACATGGTTTTTATTTTTTTCGCTATTTATTACTCCCACCAGGCATATTTATTCATACAAGAAAAGTACGTCCCGAAAGTGAACAAACTTAAATATTACACCCAGTACGAAAAATACGACAATATTGTGAAAGAGGTGCTTATCCATGAAAATGATAAAATTGAAATGGAACATGATCTTTGTGAGTTTATAGAAGAGAATCTTAAACAATATAAATAATTGTTTAGTATGAATACAGGAATGAAATCTCACATCTTATTGAAAAGTTTTCCGGAATATGCCAAACCTTCTTATGAAATCATGACACATAAAAAGGTTTCCGACGAGTACGATTTAGAAGTCGCTATTCCGTACGGGAAAAAATGTTTCCTCTGGTTCACCATGTTCGAATCAAACCCCTTGTGTTGTATCGTAGAATGTGGGCGCAATAAAAAACTGCAAGACAATATCCATATTATCCCTTTTCCACATACAGATAATCTATTTTTAGGAACTCTTCTTTCTGGTTATTTGGTCGAGTACGAAGATAATCCGGAAATCAAATATTTCCTGGCCGACGACGTATATTGTTTGAATGGCCACGAATTCTGCAATCCATTTCCGGTGCCTTTAACTCAGAAATTAGGGGCATTCATCGACTTCTTTTCACGGATGCCTGGGAAAGTTTTTGGAAACTATAATATTCATTCCATCATTATGAATGGCAGACATGTACATCCTGCTTGGAAAGATACCGTGGTTTATCCTATAAAGTTTATCCAGTACAGATCGACTTCCTCTGTCATTCCCTATTTAAATTGGACTCCATCCAAGAACGGATTCGGGAAAGAAGAAGATGACCCGGCGGCGAAACCAGATCATGTATGGACTCAAACCATCGTGAATGTTCCCGACTGGAATTTGAATTTACAGAACCAGGTGTATAATTCCAAGCAGTTGTTTTGGATAACCGCGGATTTGCGGTATGATTTATACTATTTATACGTCCAGAAAAATGTGCTTTATGAGTACGCGTTCATCCCGGACATGGACACCAGTCGGATGATGAATTCCATTTTCCGGAAGATACCTGAAAATACGTGTTTGGACAAAGTAGAGGAAAGCGAGGACGAAGCTGAATTTGAAAATATACAGCCGAATAAATATTTACGTACGGAAAGGAAGGTATTAATGGAATGTATATTCAACCGGAAATTCAAACGGTGGATTCCTTTAGGAAGAAAAACGGAGAACTTGGCGAAATACGTGCCTTTCATTGACCAATTGATTCATCCTCACAAAAAAGCTCCTATAAAAAGAAAATGTAACTGAACAATATATATTAATGATGTTGACAAATAAAGATTCGGTGTCTCTATCTGGCAAAACCAGTATGTTCGAATCCGTGAGAGGAGGCAAAAGAAAGAAAAGAAGGACGGCTCGAAAAAGCAAAAAACTTCGTAATAAACCACGTTCTTCTCGCAAGAAGCAGGTTTGCGCGCAATGTAAAAAGAAATCGTGTAATTCCCTTTTTTGCCGATTGATCAAAAACAGATTAGTCCTCTAAAGTACATTAAAGACTGTAGCGTCGTCATTACTAAGAGCGTCTTCTGTCTCGATTTTGTAATTCAGATAATATCTTGTAATAATACAAGACATTAGTAAATCACTGGAAATTTCGATGATAATCATGTCTACTTGAGCCAAAAGAAGATTTATGTAAATATACCAATCCAGCCAATAATAAACAGTCGTAACACAAACGACCTCGTAGGCGAAACTTCTAATTTCTTTCTTTTTGGGTTTTGTTATATCCTGCACATTATTGGTTTGCCACGAAATCAATACGTCACGACATGATGTTCGCAAAAGACTATTGATCAACGCATATACGACAATGACCGAATATTTGGAATATGTATTGATTTCAATGCCAAATACGATAAGATTCTTATTCGGACCAAATCTATAGAAACTTTTCGTTTGATTATCCATTTTGTCGTATAGCGAACACAGCGAAGCCACGATAAATACCATCCATAACATGATTATCCGACTGATTATTTTTTCCATCCCTTCACTTCATATCGTTATGAATCATTTTATGTTTATATCTAACTCATCAAATGATTTCAAAAGAAGAAAAAAAACGGCTCGCGCAAAATTGATTTGTTTTGGACTTCTTAAACACACATAACTATAAAAGAAATCCACCTTTTGAATTAGAATTATGTCATCGATTGTAAGACGGCTTGAAGAGGAATTTAACATGGAGATTGAATATGTCTCATCCTCTTCTTCTTCGTCCGCGATTATTTATCCTGAGGACGCTGCGTTTTTAGGATANACCGCCGAAGAAATCAGAGCAAGACTTGCGCTGCAGTTTTTCGAAGACGAGGCAAATCAGCAGTACGAGGAGGGAGAAATNTATGAGGACCCCGACGAGAATATTTTACCTCCTCCTCTGGATGTGGTTATCGTTTCCCACCTTCTTTCGAAATCTGAAACAGGACACTTCGATTGTCCGATTTGTTACGAAGAGTCGATTCCTACTGCGAAACGCGTGACCATTTCTTGCGGACATCATTTCTGCATGACATGTACCGTCAATCTACTGAAAAACTGTCAGCAGGAGGAGAAAAACGTCACTTGTCCCATGTGCCGACATCCGTGCTTTTTGCTCGAGACACCAGACGAGCCGCAATTCAAGGAAATCGGACAGTTACTTGATGAATTTGCAGAGCTGCGCGATATTCGGGAACAGCAGGACTTCGAGGCATTTCGATACTATCATTACGGATAGTAGATAGAACATTCATGATTATTATTGAATCATTAAAATTTAAGAAAGTATTTTTTTTACGTCATGTAGCCGCCATAACGAGTGTTGTCGTCCCATCTAGTATCAGATGTTGCGACTCTATAGTGGAAGTGAAAAAACTTTTCATTGAATTCTGGGATTCTTCTTGAGGCGATGTTTCATACCGATTGCTGCGGGATATCATGTCTTTATAGCAAACGATTGCTTTATTCCGGATATCATAATTGTATAATCCGATCTTCTCCGGGAAAAAATCTTCGATCAACTCTTCTATTCCAGGATCTTCGATATCCAAATCCAGAGTCAGTCCGGAAAAATTCATTACTATACATTATTTCATATTTAAAATCAACTATAGTCACCATTGCTGAAGACATAACTTTTTAACGACAAAAGCCTTTTCCTAAAAAAATATTTTCTTCATTTCAAAATTCTCAGAAAAATCTCCCCCCCCCCTCCAATCGGATGATCTAAATGTTTACTTTTCGTAAACAAATAGACCATTTGTAAACATTTAGAACACTGGTTTAAACCGTAAATGCAAGATTCCGTACTTGAATCAGTAAGGCGGATCTAATTGTTTATAAATCGCTCTAAATGTTTATACGATAAACAAATAGCATAAGTTCATAACGAAGAAACTGTTTCTCGTATAGGCTATATATGTTTTCATATACAGTGGAATCGTTCGCCATTCCACCGAAAGGAGAATACTACGTGGTTCCATTCGGGCATAGGTGCACTTCTGCTTTAGCGACAAAATTTGCAAGGTTACGAGACTTTTCTCTACCGCTGGACTGGTTAGATACAGCTTTTCCCGGTAAAATCCAACGAGTGCTGGAAAACGATTTCCAGGATTTTATACCGCCCTTTTACACAGGGACGAATAGAAACAAGTATGATATTTTGTTTCCCCACTTTAACCCGAACATAGAACTTGGTGTAGAAGAGATGAACAGACGTATTGACCGTTTTCGCGATATACTACAACAAAAAAGTTCGCAAGATGCCAAAAAGGTATATTTTGTATATATCGCCGAAGATTATTTATATGAACCCAGCCATAGAGATAAAACGTTTTGTGAAGCGATATCGAACCAAATGATAGAGTTAGATAAGTTTATGAACGAAAAATATCCTTCTCTGGATTATTCTATTTTGTTTTTTCAGTTTGAGAATGAGTATGCTCTACCACCGAGCTCGAATATTATCCCAATCACGCTTTATAGCGAAAACCCGTTTTTCCCGTCTTTTGAAAACAGCACATACTCTTTATTTCGTGACTTCTGTGGTACCATTCTTACTGAACTATTCCATACGAACTTGGATTTAGGTTTTTCTATGAATATTTTTTACCATTGAACTTTTCAGAGACCCATGCAAAAATATTCTTCCCCAAAACTTTTCCAAAAAATATTCTTCATTTCAAAATTCTCAGAAAAATCTCCCCCCCCCCCTCCGGCCAGCTCATCTAAATGTTTACTTTTCGTAAACAAATAGACCAAAAGTAAACATTTAGAACACTATTATTTCACGTTATTGCAAAAACTATTACGTAACCCAGTAAGGCTGATCTAAATGTTTACTTTTTCATCTAAATGTTTACGGAATTCTCATTTGTAAACATTTAGTATTTTTATACACACTGGTATTTTCATGTTATTGCAAAACTCTTACTTGAAACAGTAAGGCGGATCTAAATGTTTAGTTTGTTGATCTAAATGTTTAGTGGATTGATCTAAATGTTTACAGCATAAACATTTAGCACACTGATATCTTTGCGTTATTGCAAAACCCTTACTTGAAACAGTAAGGCGGATCTAATTGTTTAGTGTTTAATCTAAATGTTTAGTGGTTTGATCTAAATGTTTACAGCATAAACATTTAGCACACTTATATTTTACATTATTTTAAAACCCTTACTCTAAACAGTATGGTAGATCTAAATGTTTAGTGTTAATCTAAATGTTTACGTGATAATGAAAACATCAAAAAGAATGATAGAAAACCTTTTTGTAAAAACAACATCCAAAAATATTTGACATCACATTTCAAAATTCTTCATTTCAAAATTCTCAGAAAAATCTCCCCCCCCCCTCCAACCAGATCATCTAAATGTTTACTTTTCGTAAACAAATAGATCAAAAGTAAACATTTAGAACACTGGTTTAAACCATAGATTCGAAAACCCTTACGTAAATCAGTAAGGCGAATCTAAATGTTTACAAATCGCTCTAAATGTTTACAAATCGCTCTAAATGTTTACAGATTAAACAATTAAACAATCCCACCGTTAAGAACCAGCATATCGACATCCGTTTTCAACTGTTTCATAAGGTCTTTATCGTCGGTCTCAAATTTGGATTGAAACCCTTCGAAATTCTGTTGTTTCGACACCGGCATTTTGTCCTTGTTCTCCGTGTACTTTTCATCCAGTAAATTATACCCATTCAGCACCATCGTTTCGATCGCGTCTTTGCGATCCACGGTTTTCCATTTCTGGTTCATTCCCATGACGGAAGCATAAGGGAGTTTTTTATTGGTGATTTTGATGTTATGGTTTTCAGGATGTCTCGGATCGAAATGGATTTTCTCCAGTAAAGAGGGAATGGATTTATATACACGGCCAATACAGGCCAGAATGGCTTTGTTGTCTATATAGTCGGTGTTTTCGTTCCCGAATGCTTTTATGTTTATGGTAATATTATGGTTAGTCTGGTTGTCGATTTTATTGTTACTCGTGTTCGTCGTATGAAGTACTGGCTGTGCAGTTGCGTGTTTGTCCAAAAGCATAGCAATCTGAGCCTTCATTTCCTCATGTTCTTTTTCATACGAGCTTAGTTTTTCTTTCATTTCATTTTTCTCGGACTGAAGTTGCTGTACCTGTAATGACACGAATGCGTCGGGAGTCGCGATTATTTTACTGTCGATAAAAGGTTTGCATTTTTTATGATGCACGTATAAACTCTGGTTGTATGAATAAGACCTACCGCAGATACAGCCAAAATTAATGATATTCGAATTCGAAGAGCGGAGAATATGCCGACTCGAATTCAGGTGTTTTTTGTAACAAGAATAATTTTTGAAATCGATATTACACGTCGTACAGCGAGGTTTTTCGTCCATATATAATACTAAGGAGGTTTAGTTAGTTCTATATGTTTATTCAGTAAACAATTAGACTAAACATCTACATTTAGACTAATCAATCATCCAGGCATATTATTCGTGGTTTGGGGAACGACATATCCGCTATTCCGAACCCGCTGTTTTGCTTGCCGTACATCGTTCGTTTCTACTTTTTCGATAGTATTTGTCGTGGTGGTGTTTGGCGTGCGTCCGAGATTGAGCATTTTACGGCGATGGATGACGGAAGACGCGTCTCTATTTTTCTTCCCGTAAAACTGTTTATTGGCGGTCCCTTCTTTATCTGTAAAGGTTTGCAGCGTTTTCGTGTAAATGGAACGATTCATGGAAAATCCGCCACCGTTCGTATAGCTGTTGATAAAAAATGGATGCCGGACAGGTGTGTTTGACACGCTTACAATCGGAGCTAAAGTGGCGGTCACACTTCCGATGACGATGGTAAGACCATCTTCTGTAATAGTATCGCCGCTGACCAGATTTTCGTGAAGAATAGTCGTTCCATCGCTATCATATATCTCGTATGTATCGTTTCCTGCGTTCATGACTTGTACCGAAGAAGACCAGGTCGGGAGTATCATGTAACAGTCCAGCACGTCTAAGATAGCATACACCGCCGCAGACCCGTTCGACAATTCGTCACGTTCTACTATAACAGGAATCTCTGGGTCAGTTACTTTTACTGCCACCGCAGAAACCACGGAAGGGGTGAAATCATACCCTCGTAATTGAGACAGTGTCACGTTTGTCTTCCCCGTCGTGGCGGGCAATAAGTTGGAAACAAACGCTTTCGTCACGGATTTGGTCTCGTCGATATTCGCGGAAAATACGGTGTATAGTTTATCTACCGCAAAACCAGCATTGACCAGATCGGAAGGGGTTTTTCCAGCCGCTTTCAATTGTCCTTCGTATCCGGCCGTTTTTAAATCAGTAAGTGCAAATCCAGCACCTAGTAATTCCGTGGCTAGATAATTGGCGGCACTTAAGTCAGTAACGCTGTATTCCGCGTCCTTCAAAACTGCAAGCGTATAATTAGCCTCCCTTAACTGTTTTGCGGTAAAATCTGCATCTTTTAATTGCTCAGCTGAAAACCCTCCCGTCTTTAATTCACTTGCATTGTAAGCCGTTTTTAATTCATCTGCGGTGTAACCTTCATTTTTTAATGTTGTCGCGTTGTAAGAAGCTTCTTTTAGTGCAGAAGCGTTGTAATTCGCCGTCTTTATCTCTGAATTTGAATATCCACCCGTCTTCAACTCTGCCGCTGTATATCCAGCAGTCTGTAAACGCGGTGCGGAGTAGCCTATAGATCGCAGATAATTTGCCGAAAGATCGAGATTTTTGAGTAGTGAAATATCCATTTCCGTAACGGTTAATGTTTGTATGGTGGTTGCGGTGACTGGATGAAAATTCGCACTGGTCATCGGAGTAAATATCGCAGAAATATCCGTATACTGACCGACAACCTTCACTGAATTGGATAAATCTGGATGTATAGAAAACGTACCAACAAGAGAAGAACCTCCGCTCTTATCAAGAGCCACCCCACCGGTAATAGTAGCTGTACTTAGTTTTTTCGGAAAGAGAGCGGTAGCCGTAGGTCTCACCGAAATAAAAGGCGTACCTTTGGACACGGTTAATGTACGTATTGTGGTGGAGACAGGGTTGAAATTAGAAGAGTCAGGAAAAGAAGGAGTGAAAACCGCAGAAACGTCTGTATATGTATCTGCATTCCTCACGGAATTAATCAAATCCGGATGTACAGTAAAAATACCGGCTACCGAGGTAGAACTACCACTTATTTGAACACACGATCCATTGATAATAGTCGCGCTACCCAGCGTATTCGGATAAACAAGGGTAGCAGTTGGGGTGGAAGAAACAAAAGGCGTGCCCTTTGCAACGGTCAATGTTTGTATAGTGGTGGATACTGGGCCGTAATTCGCAAAGGATGCAGAGGGGGTGAAAATCGCCGACACGTCTTGGTAATTATCAACTGGAAAAAGAGAATTGGATAAATCTGGATGTATAGTAAATGTACCGGAAATATCAAGGGAACCTCCATCCCTGTCCAGACACGCTCCGCCAGTGAAAACAACACTTCCCAGTTTGTTCGGGTAAGTGACGGTGGCCGTAGGTCTCGCTGAAATAAATGGCGTACCTTGAAACACGGTTAATGAGCGTAATTTTGTGGTAACCGTCTTGAAATTCGTTAAATTCGGTGGATTATAAACCGCGGAAATGTCGGAATACGACCCATTAAATGCAATGACGGAATTCGAAAAATCCGGATGTATGGAGTACGTGCCACCAAGAAGGGCAGACCCACCACTCATGTCAAGAGTTGCGCCACCTGAAAATATAGCGGTATCCAGTCTATTCGGATAAACAACGGTTGCGTCAGGTTGAACAGTAATTACAGGGGTACCTATTGTGACGGTTAAAGGTACTATGGTGACGGCTGTGCCGTAATTTACGGAAGACGTGGGGGTGAATACTGCAGAAACGTCATATGTACCTACTGCTGGGAAAACGGAATTAGACAAATCTGGATGGATAGTAAATGCGCCGGCCAGAATAGTACCGCCACTGATTTCGCGACATTGACCACCGGAAAATGTTGTATCTCTCAGTTTATTCGGATACACGATGGTTGCAGTGGGTATATTAGAAATAAACGGCGTGCCTTTATTAATAGTAACAGATTGAACAAAGGTAGAAGCGGATACATATTGATTGTCGTAAGGTAAAAAAGTTGCCGAAATGTCGGTATAGGTGTTAGCGTTAAGAATATTATTCGAAATATCAGTTCTTATTATGAATGTACCGGAAATGTCCGTTCCACCGATGTCACTTAATGCTTTCCCGCCAGTGAGTTGTACGGTTCCAATTGCTGCAGGATACGTAATAGAAGCAATGGCAGTAGGTTTTTCAGTTATTAGGGGTGTATCGGGCGGTAAGTCAATGGAAAATACATACCCATAGTCATATGATGCACAATACAACTTATTGTTATAAACAGCAATATCAGCAACGTTCGTGTAGTAACTTGAATCGGTCGAACGTTCTTTGTTTAAAAAAAATGACATATTAATAACTGATCCATCGATGCTGGTTTTAATTATTCCGTGCGATACATCAGTCGAGATAATAGAACCGACATATAAATTCGAACTTCGTGCCCAAATACTTTGACCTACTACTGTCGAATTCTGGGTGAACGAAACCGGCAACCCGTCCGATATATTAAATTTCATTGTACGAGGAGGAAATGGAGTCGTCGAAGACACATCTCTTACGTACAAATGGGAACCATAGATGCAAAGATGTGATGGATCTTTTAAACTGGTAGTTGTGAAGGTTTGCGTTGCTGGGACGATTGCGCCGCTAAAATTCAATGGAACGCGATAGATGTTCCCGGTCGTTTGAGAAGATGAAATATACAAATTCGTTCCGTTGGTGACGATTCCCCACGGATTAGTAATTCCGGTTATATAATTCGTGATAACTCCACTTCCGTTTGAAATATTTAGTCTGCCTACACTTGTGGCACCACTATGATAGTAAAGATAATCCCCGTAGGCGCACATCGATTTCACCTGGTGTCCTCCAGTTACATTATACGAAAAATCTGAGAGAATTATATTTGTTCTGAGATCGATTTTAATTACTTTCGCGCTTCCAAATGTGTACAGATAATCTCCCAAAATCGAAAGAGACTGATTATATTTACCGACATTAGCGACAATATTCATCGTGAATCCAGCCGCTTTTAATTCCGCGTCGGTAAAACCACCTGTTTTTAATTCCAGGGCCGTATATCCAGCCGTTTTCAACTCTGTCACGGAGTATCCAGCTTTTAGTTCTATCACCGACATTCCTGAGAGAGTTTTAAGTTGAGATAAAGTGTATTCCGTTACGGTTAATGTTGGTATGGTCGTCGCGACGGAGGTATAATTAGTGGATGACGGAGTGAAAATCGCAGAAACATCTTGATAAGTACCTCCTCTGACAGAAATAGAATTAGACAAATCCGGATGAACAGTAAATGTGCCAGCAAGAGTAGTATATGCAATGAGGTCAATACATGACCCGCCGGTGACGGCACTTGCCCCCAGTTTTTTCGGGAAAACTACAGTAGCCGAAGTAGGTCTTACATAAACATAAATAAGCGAGGAATTGGGTAACACGGTAATAGATGGAACAGTGGTAGCGACGGTGGAAAAATTGGTAGTGTTGGAAGGATAAGGATAAAAAATGGCAGAAACGTCGGTATATGTTCCGGCATTATATACAGTATTAGCTATAGCAGGATTTATTCTGAATGAACCGGACACATCCGTCCCGCCAACCGCAGTCAATGCGGTCCCGGAGAGAATGACGCTCGCGAATAGTTCAGGATATGTAATAGATAAAGTCGCAGTAGGTCTTACAGAAACAACAGGCACGATGACTGGAGGAAGATCAACTGAAAAAATATACCCGTACTCATTTGAGGCACAGTATAGCCTGTTGTTATATATTGCGATATCAGCAACGTTTGTGTAGTAAGAGGTAGGATACATGGGTAAGCCACCATCCGGATCCGATGAATATAATTCCGCGTTTGAAAAAAAAGAGGTATTGATAACCGATCCATCAAAATTCGTTTGAGTTATTCCGTGTGAAATATTCGTGGTTAAAACACGTCCGACGTATAGACCTGAACTATGTGCCCAAATACTGTTACCAACTACTGCATCGGACTGTGTAAATGTAACCGGCGACCCATTCGATACATTGTATTTTAGTGTGTTATTACTTTCTCTGACGTACAAATGGGAACCATAAATGCAAAGATGCCAGGGAGACGCTAAACCGGAAGTTATGAAGTCATGCGTCGAGGTGACTGCGCCGCTATAACTCAAAAGAACTCGATAGATTTTCCCAGCCGCTATAGAAGATGAAATATACAAATAAGTTCCATCTGTGACGATTCCATACGGATTACTTATTCCGGTTATATAATTCGTGATAACTCCACTTCCGTTTGAAATATTTAGTCTGCCTATACTATTTGCACCAGTATCAAAGTACAGATAACTGTCGAAAGCGCACATCGCTCTCACTGTATTAACTCCAACATTATAAGAAAAGTCCGATTGAAAAGTATTCGTTCTAAGATCGATTTTAACTATTTTTGTACCTCCAAATGTGTATAGATAGTCTCCAAGAATAGTTAGAGACTGATTATTTGTTCCGACAGAAGCGACAATGTCTATATTGAATCCAGCTGCTTTTATTTCCGTGTTAGTATATCCGGCAGTTTTCAAGTCGTATGCCGTGTATTTGGCCGATCTCAAAGATACCGGGTAAAAGCCACCTGTATTTTTTAATTCCAGGGCCGTGAGTTTGGCAGTACAGTCCCTACTTGGACTACCATAATAGGCTCTGGATGCCACAAAACTCAACTCAATAAGAGGGGTGTACGGTCGTATCGGAATATCAAATGAAATGATATGAGTATCAGTCGTACAATATATTTTGTTCTTATAAAGTATCATGTCATATATCCTCATGTTAGTGGTACTTGAAAAATCTCGTGAAAAATAACCTTGTTCCCTGCGATTTCCGCTTAAGTCATATGTCTTAATGGGCAACGTTACAGATGAAGCATCCGACACGTACAAAGTGGAATCGAAACCTAATATACACCTATTCAAAGTCGTTTTATTGAAAAAAGAAGAAACTAAAGCCCCATCCGATAATCTGTGCATTGTCGTATAAAACTGATTCGTCGCATCAGTATTTCTAATATACATGAAATTTCCATAAATAGCAAGATCCTGTGGGTATCGCAATCCTGTAGTAATAAAATCAGATACTACCCCATTGTTATCGTTAATTTTTAAAACCTTACCTGACACTACGTTCACTGTAATATAACTATAAATCCCGACGGATTTGCATTGATAATAATTTTCAGTAATACCTCTGGGATATTTAATTTTCGATAGCGAAGTTGTATGATAATAGAAGACGGTGCTTGACATTACAATAAGCAATTGTGGTCCGTTGAGTTGTGCAAGTCCAGTAATGTTCTCTACATTAACTTGAAGTCCGCCATCCGGGTTAATTATAGTCCCTGTATTATAGGCAACATCCACTAATTCGTTTGTAAGCATGTTTAGTTTTTTGAGGAGTTTACCTTGGGCCACGTACAAGTCGGTTCCCATAAGACAAAGACAAGATCCACCATCCAGTGCCTTAACATTAGTATATGGTGAATCCAACAGACTCGCATAATTCTCAATCCCCCCCGTAAAATACACCTCCCGAATATCTTCCATCGTCGATTCCAAAATCCAATCTCCGCCATATTTCACATTCCCGGTATCGTCTTCCGACGCACCAACTACTACTCCCGTCTGAGCCTGAATCAACGAAAAATATTTCCGCCACTTCTCACTCTGTAGCGTCTTACATGCCAAAAAATCGACATGAGTCACTTGCTTGAACTCACGTAATAAATCAAACATGAACTGTGCATTACGAGAAAAAACGGTCTGACCCTCCTCTTCTACATCCGAATCGGAAAACCATGTTTCGCGGTTACAAAATTCCGTTAAATCGCCGCGGTTATGAAAGGCAAATCCGATTCGACTAACAATAGATTCCCCCGAAAATTTCCGCCGCATCACATCCCAAATATCTTCTAAAGAAGAGGAGGACCCATAGACAATCGTAAATGTGGAGGCATTGGCATACGTTTCTAAAGAGGACGCATCAGAACTCACGAACAAAACACGCTGAACAGAAGATGTGGAAATGGTATCATCGTAAACGAGCATATCTACTTCTTCTTCGACGACAGGATCGGACATAATCCTTATATATTGTTGGCTCGATATATTTTATGAACACTGAAAAATTGATACACTTTAAAATAATCATGTTATTCAAACCATGTCATCGATGAGAAAAACAATGGAAGATATTTCGGATCTCGAGACAATCACGTATAAATGGTCGCGTCAAATAAGCGAATTCAATTATGATACGAATCTTCACATATTCAAACAAATTTGCAATTTTGACATGTATGAGAAGTATGTCGGAAAAATATTATACGTCGTTTCAGTCATTGAACTATTAGGTGTTAAATATATTCGTGTTGCAATCGCGCTGCATGAACATAATTTTATGATTCATGAAGACGAGTTCTCTGAAACAATAAGCAAATACATAGATTGGAAAAATCAGAGTGCATCATACTACACGATTATTATGCGAAATGCAGCGAAGATTATTGAACATAAATATAAACTTTAGATAAAATCTACAAATCGAGCTGGCAAGTACTTTTCGGCTCCTCAACAACTCCATGTTTGTTGCGGTCATATACGGTCGTCCACAAGGAATTCTCCGCCATCAACATATCCACATAATCTTTCGATTTGATCATTTTAATCCCGTAATTGGATTTTTTATAGTACGCCCGTCTTTTTTTCCATTGGTTCTGAAACACCTCGTGACTATCGACAATATCCACGATAATCTTGCCGTCGCTACGTGTTCGGAGAATTCGTCCCACGCTTTGGATAATATCGGTTTTGGGCGAAACCATCACCAGCGTATTCAACGATTTGATATCCAACGCTTCCGCGGCCATGGCATACGTCGCGAGTACAATTTGTTTCCCTTCGGATTCTTGTAATGCTGCCGCTTTCATACCTCCAACATACTGTCCGACCGTGGCGAAACTGCTACCAATCTCGGTTTCCAAATAATCGAGTAAATCGCGTTTATGCGACAAAACCATGATCTGTTTTTCCGAATTTTCTTTTATCAGATCCTGTAACACGCGCATAAGAAATATTCTTCGCGGCCCAAAATCACTGATCTGATTAATCATCGTACTGTATTTAATATTCCCACGAACATCTCGTTGTTCTTCTCTATATCTCTTCTCATCGCTATGATCAAACTGGATCGCTCGAACCTGAACTCCATCGTCATCTTTTCGGGTCTCGCTGTATATTTTCGGCCCGATAAACATATACAACAATTCAGTCAATCCATCTTTACGATCTACCGTCGCGGAAATACCCAACATATACGGAGTGACGACTTTCAGTAATGTTTTCGAGAATTCTTCCGAACCCACACGATGAACTTCGTCGGAAATAGTCAGGCCGAACGAAGCAAATGTATTGGGCGGATAAGGCCGGTCATACATGGTTTGGATCATACCAATGACAATATCTTTGTTTTCAATATCGAATGTTTTCCCCTGGATTTTCCCGACACGCGCAGAAGGAAGGAAATCGCGAATACGATCAATCCATTGATTCATGAGAAATTCTTTATGGACCAAAATCAACGTTTTTTTCTTCAATCGACTGCAGATATTTAAGGCCATGATGGTTTTCCCCGCGCCGCATGGCACTTCGAGAATTCCACCACCGCCACTACTTCTACCACTTGTAACATGCGACATATATACGTCTATGATTTTTTCCTGGTAATCGCGCAGAGTCTGGGTAAATGAAACGTCAATGTCAAGACCCGGACTTAACTCAGACAAACCCGGTTCGCCAAAATGCCGAATTCCGTAGAAACGAGGAATATATATTTTCTGTTCGTTTTCGCGATAGACGATGATCAGATTGGCATTAATATTGCTTTTTTTCGCTGCCAATTTTACGACATGGTTCTCTTTTGGCGCAATGGCCAAATCAAATTTCAATGCGGCAAGTTGCTCGGTGGATAAGGAGGATTTCTGAATGACATACCCTCTATACGTCAGTTTGCTCATAATACTACTGTTCATAATAATGCTTTCTTAATATGTATAGTAAAGGAAAAAACAATACATATCAATTTTACAAAGGAACTACTGGCAATAAGACACAAACGCTTCACCGAAAACATGAACCAACGACTGGTAAAGTCGCAAGGTTTCTTCTTCCGTGAATCCTCTATAATTCATACGATCCAGTTTGCCTTTCGTCCATCGAAGTTGTTTTATTCTTGCATTCGCGTCACATCTACTACTCACCGTACGTAATTCGGATTCGTTTAATGGAATCTGAAATCCTCCTTCACATCTCTCCAAGTTTTCTATAGCCATATGATGACTCGGCTTGATACGATTATAATGATCGAGAACTTGTTGGTATTGTTCGGGCGTGTAACTCGCGAAATGGACGGATATAGACATAGAAGACATTTGTTTTGTATATAGATAAATGTTTATACGAACGAAAATATCAATTTTACAAAGAAAAAACGTTTCATCGTTTCCTTTTTATCCGTCGTCTTTTTTTACTCCTCATCCCCCCTCCATAATTATGCCGCCGACACAAAGGACATGCAATTCCATTCACGCCATGATTCCTCCACATGTCCAAACAATGTATATGGACGTGTTTATGACAGCAGTTGGTCAATCTTCCAGTTCCCTCTACTATTGTATTTTGACATATAGGACATGCTTCATCCGCTTCCTCAAAGTCAAGTGAGAGATTTCTTCGAGTAAGGCTTTTTGTTCGAGTAAGGCTTTTGTTTTTTATACTCGCTTTTTTCCGAGGGGACTTCATGTTTATATAATATATACATCTTTTCTCCTAAAGAAGTATTTTACGCGAATTGTAAAAGAGTAACTGTTTAACAGTACTTATCATTTTGCGCCAAATAATGTATGCTTATGAATCGGGGTATTTTAAGTGAATTATATTTTTCAGGGAAATGAGAGTGATAAAAAAAGAAATAATACGTGTTTTCAAAATAAGTTTTTGACCCGCAAAATCAAACGCAAATTCGATAATACGGCGAGTTCATTGCAGTAGGGCTATTTCGCATGAATCGACAAATTTGTCCGGGACGAAGACAGATCGCCAACGCTTGCGGATCGAATCTCGATATTTCCGGTAATTGCGAGTTGTTTTCTACGTTGTATCGCTTTTTCATTTCCTCTTTTTCTTTGTCGTTCAGAATAGTAACTCGCGGAACCAGATAATGCTCCAAAATATTGAACTGCAGACGTTTCAAGTTATGAACTACGATGAAATATTTGGATTGTGCATATATGGTAGTGAGGTGATTGATGATCGAATCATTCGGTTCTCCTTCATAGATAATACACAGACAGTCTTCTACGGTTAATGTATTGGACATGATGAATAAATCTTCTACGATATTGCTGATGGTTTTCGAATTCAATGCGTTGTTGATAATGTAACTAATGTACGTTTTTCGTGTCGGGATCGATGGTCCGTCGCCGTCTGGATTTTTCTTCGACGTCAGTAACATATCCAGTTGATTGTTGGTAATCATCGCGTCGATTTCGTTGATACTAAACCCGCTATAGTCTTTGATGTCATAGTCATAGACCGATTCCAAAATGTTCAAAATCGTGTGTCTGGAAGTGTATATCTGGTGGATTTGGTTTCTGGCCGCCATATTGTAGTATATAGTATAATAGTATAATATATACGTTTGTTTATTTCAATTTTTCCAATATTATTTCTGCAATTTCTCAATGATGAAATTATTCCCTTTAAAGTCGGGTAATTTTGGAATAGGCGTGCCTAAATTCGTCACCTCTTCTTCCATAAACTCCATCGGCTCTTCCGATGTTGCTGCGGTTGCAGTTTGGTTATATATTTTAACCACATTCATTACAGGCGCTTGTGGAAGAGGAGGCATATTATAGTTAGTATTCGGAGTAGTGGTAGTAGTATAAGGCGAGACGGAGGGATAGTAAGTGGCGGGGGGGTCACCGCGTTTAACATGGTAATCGAATAAATCTGGCGTACGAATATCTTTTTCATACACTAACCGCTTCGATGATTTCACGTCGATTCCCTCGAGATCTTGAGTATCGATTATATATGACTTATCGAGTTCGTTTGCATGTACTATAGTCCATCGACGGGTAGGTTTTGCGTAATCTCCTTTAAACAACACTTCACTATTGAGCTCGAAATTATCGAAATTCCTTTCGCCGCCTTCTTGTTGCGATTGTGGCTGGGTGTCTCTCCATGCATAATCTGGATTATTATTATTTCCTCCTTCTACCAGTTGTTCCGGTTCCGGAAGAGGACTCGGTGTATTGGGGTCATATTGTGGAGAAGCATTCACTACATAAGGTGGGCTATAATTCGGGTCATCGTATGGATTGAATGCCGGACTACCTGTAGCCCATTCGGGACTATTTGGTGGAGGTGGTTCATCCGGACTACGCGGACTAAAATTCTTATTTTGTGGAGGCAATAGATCATTAATATCAAAAGGCGCACGAGGAGGTTTCGCCATTTCGTCGTCTTGTCTCGCCATTAATTTCGCAATATCCACTTCTTCCGGTGACATTCCCACGGTAGGAAATCCATTGGACTTCTTGTACTCTTCTTCAATACTGCTTTCAAGAATAGACTGTTTCACAATCTTTTTATTCAGATTCTTTTGGATTTGTTCAATAAGGGTTTGCGGGGTTTCTTCTTTTCCGAAACGGATCTTTTTCGAGAAATTCATGTTTTCGAATTGACTTATGTTGTCGTCGGTAATAATATGCATTTGGACATTTATACATTGCAGTTCTTGCATCAAGAGTTTGAGAGAATAAGGGACATGGACAATACTGAAAGACCGACCATGTTTTGTCAATTGTTTTACTTGTATATTTCCCTCTTTTTCGACAGATCCGTTGTATTGGATAGGACCGTCCGCACTTGGACTGATGAGCAAATCTTTAGAAGGATTATATATTGCGACCATACCGGTTTTGTTACATACGGCTAATTTATACGCATCTGCTCGTTCCATCATGGATTCTTTTAGGAAATAAGACATACCGTGAGAGATGACTGCGTCACGTTCCATTTCACCGATACGAAGCCCGCCATCATTCGCACGACCCGAAACCGGTTGGCGTGTAAGTTTTGTGAGAGGACCGGTGGCACGGTAATTTATTTTATCTTTCACCATATGTTTCAATCGCATATAATACGTCGGTCCGATAAAGATGGTCGCTTCTAATTGTTTCCCAGTGATTCCATCATACATGATTTCGTCGCCATTGGAATGAAAATGATGTTTTGTCAGTATCTCCCCGAACATACCCAATTTATTTTCCCGATTATAAAATGCCGTACAATCCCCCGCGGTCCCTTCCATGGCGCATGCTTTTCCCACAATAGATTCAATCATTTGTCCAATAGTCATACGAGACGGCAATGCGTGCGGATTCACAATCATATCCGGTCGAACTCCGTCTTTGGTAAATGGCATGTCGCATTCAGGGATAACCATACCTACTGTTCCTTTTTGACCGGCTCTCGATGCGAATTTATCCCCAAACGACGGAATCCGCTCTTCACGAATCCGGATTTTCGCGATTCGCTGTCCTTCTTCCCCTTCGGTCATGAACGCTTTATCTACGATCCCCACCTGGCCTTTTTTCGTCGTTTTCGACATATCTTTTTTCTTTCCCGCGGACAACAAGGCAGTTTGGCCAATCAATATGATTTTATCATGCACTTCGGTGTTTTCCGGAATAAGTCCTTGTTTATCTAAGTAACTATAGTCGTAATCCGGTTTCACTCCTTCTACTTCTTTCAAGTCTTGTATATTACAGAAAACATGTTCATTTGTCACGACATCGTTACGAATTTCTTTTTCTTCATGTGCTTCGTACGTGGTGTAATAGGTAGTCCGAAAAAGCCCGCGGGCAAGTGCGCCTTCATTAATCAATACCGCATCTTCCACGTTGTATCCAGTGTAACACATAATGGCGACGATGGCGTTTTCTCCGTAAGGATTCTCTTCGTTATTAATGTATTGCATGTATTTCGATTTCACGAGAGGGACTTGGCCATTATTCAAAACGACTGCGGTTTTATCCATACGGACTTGATAATTCGTACTATACAAACTACAGGCTTGTTTGCTTTGACCACATGAAAACGAATTACGAGTAACGGGATTGTGTTCTAAATAATTAATAAGATTACACATGACGCCATAGGTGGTTGAGGGATGAACTTCGCAATGAGTATGTTTGGTGATTTCCGATTTCACATCCGCGAAATTCATGGCAATCAAGGTGCCTTCGGTTTCTTGGCAATCGATGTATTCCAAGAGAGCTTTGGAGTGTTTTATCTGTTCCAGGGGGATGGTTTTGTATAGTTCCTGCCACGTGTAGTATTTGCCACCGAAGAGATTGAAACCCGGATCTTCTTTTTTATGGAAGCCACTGACGATTTTCGACCAGATATTCCCTTCTTCGAGCATGTTTTTTTTCATTTTTTCCCATTCGTCTTTCTGTTGGAAAATGAATTTGTTACCAATTGTTTCGTCGCTGTAGAAAATGGGCCGGCAAAGCCGGCCACCATCCAGGAAAATAGTAATCATATTCAACGTATAATGGAAAGTCGCACTGGTCGTAATAGGAATAAGTCCATGTCGTCTATGCAGTCTTATTGTTTTCATGAGAGTCAGAGGATCGGCCACACAACCCGCCCAAAATCCATTCACGAATACTTTGGATAATCGATGGAGACTGGAAGGTATGGAATGATTTAACCGTTTCAGGGTCGAATTTTTCGCCAACCACTCAATCATCGGTTCTCTCGAAAGAGACGTAGAAACATGGGTCATTATAGAAAGATGTTTATGAAGTCCGATATTTGCACCGTCAGGCGTATCGATCGGGTCGATAATTCCCCATTGGGAACCGTGGAGAACACGTGGCTGAATCAGTTTAATACTCGAATCCATGGGAAGATTAATTTTCCGTAAATGACTAATCATGCCGTTATGTGAGAGACGATTCATATCTTGCACAATCCCGATTTGTTTTGTATGACTGCTTGCCCCCCAATTTCCTTTAAATGCCTTTCGAAAGCCGTCTTCCACAATCTTGTTTGCGAATGCTTCGGTGTATTTCCGGTAAATCATATTACTCAGATCATTGTACGTATCCTTGCCGAATTCATATCTATGTTCGAAAAATTTCTGAATAAACTTTTGCTGTTGTTTATAGTATTCACTGAACAAATTTTTCATGAGCGGTCCAATCAATTCTAACCGTTTGAATTTGTAACTATCTCGATCCGTTACGGATTCCAACCCGGTCGCCACCGCCAACAAACGATTCACCATATGACCCAAATGGTACGCTTTTTCCAAATAATTGACTTCACCGACGTGCGGTAAAAAATAGTCGGTGAGAATACGCATAGTACGGGTAATGGAGCGGCCTTTCACAAATAACGAAATGAAGTAAATCGCGTCATATTGTGTGATAATAGACGCGGCATCATGCACGCACGCTTCTAAATAAGGGACGAATAAGGAATTCGTATGTTTTGCGTCTTGTAAAGTACAAAAGGATATAATCTCTTCGTCGGATATAACCCCCAACGCACGAAATACGATGAAAAGAGGAATGGGTTGTGCGCCTGCATTCGGAATGAATACTCCGATATTGTTTTTTTTCTGCGTGTCCGTCGAAGCGAGAATTCGAAGAGATAGTTGTCTTACCGGTTTGGAAACGTTTTCACTGACCGATTTGAAATCCAGCGAATAGGTATATTTTTCGTCCTTGGATTTGTAAATATTCATCATATTGTCGCCGAATTGTTCTTGGGGAATGACGACTTTTTCTTTCCCGTCGATGATGAAATATCCGCCGAAATCGTTCTTGCACTCGCCAAAAGAGAAACGCATTTCACGTGGTAAATTATGGAGAATACACAAATTGGATTGCACCATAATGGGAAATCGGCCTAAATAAATTTTCTCCAACAACATTTTAATGTGTTGGGTATTGCTTTGTAATTTCGTATTTTCACGGAGAGTCGCCAATTCAGAGGGGGTGTAGTCTTTTTTGAGAATCTCGCCGCTATCCGTTTTTTCTTTGATGTCGAGATCGTCATAATAAGCGTATCCTTTCTCATCCGTCGCCGTAGGCACTTCGTTTTCTCTCAGAATTCTGGTATATTCTATTTCCACGTCATAATGAATCGTTATTGCATAGGTCATATTCCGAAGCCGACATTCGTTTGGATACATGTAATGCGAGTTTTCTTTCGAGTCGTGAATAATGGGTTTCCCAAAATAAACTTTGTCGCCGTTTTTCCCACCGATGTACATGAGACATTTCGACCGAAATTCCTGGATATCGGTATCGTAATCGACTTCTAATTTTATGGGGTTCATTTCTTTGAAAAGTTGGATGAGCTCGGTATCATAAAACTGGTTGAATGAATCAATATGGTGTTTTACTAAAGCTTGCGGATTGTCCTGGAAATAGATATCAATCATTTTCCAAATCGTCGATTCTTCCATGAAACTGCTATAGTTTTAACATATAAAATCTTTCTATCCTTTTCATAATATAACATTATCGAAAAAAACACGTCGCCTACTAAAATTAAAAATGGCAAATATATATACAACCAAATGGAACAGATAGTGGAACTTTTTTTTGGTCCATTAGAAACCCAAAACTTTTGCAACTTTTTTTTAGTCATGACAATATTCGGGTTCGTGTTTGTTGTGGCGGCATTTGTGATGTTCATATATGATTTCACCAAGAATGCGAGCGCACTCTCTTTTTGGAAACATCTCACCGTGCTAGGATTCTATGTAGTGTTTTATCTCCAGTCGCGTATTTTATATTCGATGTGCGTTGGTTCCATTAAATGAAGAAAATGAAATGGGGGACAAATTTGTTGTTTAGGAAAAATATCTCTTGGCAAATATATAGATGTCTGATAATAATTCACTCGAACACTACTTATTCGGTCCTTTAGACAAAAGATACTGCGTATTGTTTTATGTATTTTCCGTCGTGATGTACGTGTTTTTCCTCATTGCAGTCATTGGATTGGTGATTAGTCTGTTTAAGGGCGTAAAAATGTCGTTACTGGAGATGTTTTTCAGCGCGTACGCCTTGTTGATTTTGTTTGTGTCCTATCTCGCTCATCGATTATTGTATTCCATGTGCGTAAATTCCGGAATGAAATAACGGGTTTATCTTCTCAAAAATTATTCTGTGATAATACAAATTATGAATATTTTGTATTATAGTAATTATTGCAAGCACTCCAAATCGATTTTAGATTATTTAGTGAAAAACGATGTGATTGATACGGTGAATTGTATTTGCATTGACCAAAGAAAAGTGAATTCTCTCAAAGGACAAACGCACATTACTTTGGAAAATGGCAATACTGTTTTACTGCCACCAAATGTATATAGTGTACCGAGTTTGTTATTGGTGAAGGAGAATTATAGATGTGTGGTCGGGAACGAAATCAAAAACGTTTATAAGAGCAAAATCGCTGAAAAACAAGAAAGTGCGTATAGAGGGGACGGCGAGCCACAGGCGTTTTCATTGGGCGCGAAAGATATTCAATCCGAACAGTTCACGTTTTATAATTCTACCACGGAAGATTTAAGTGCGAAAGGGTCAGGCGGATTACGTCCATTATATCACTACGTTCCAGTAGATGGAAATATAAGTATATCGACTCCACCGGATACATATAGGTCGAATAAAGTCGGACAGGACGTGACGGTGGATACTATTGAACAGAAGCGATCTGAAGAGATGGAAAAAAATATGTCGGCGATCAACCAAACACCCTTTTTACCGTCCTGATCACAAAAAAATATGAATATGATTATGAATATGAATATAAAATACTTATTCATACAAAATGTCCAAATCTTTGTTGTTGAAAGCATTCAACAAACATTTCTTTCAGTTTTTGGACGATATTATTTTTTTTTTCCCGGAAAATGAAGATTTGGTCACGTCCAGACAATACTTTGATACCATAAAAGTAGCGAATCCGACGTTAATTTTAAAGATTTGGCATAAATATATATATACGCCGTACAATGATGAAATCGAGGCGGGGAATTTACAATTTTTCTTTGAGAAAGACTATGCGGAGGATTTGAAGAATATGAAAAACAATGAAAAGATTCTGAAAGTGATTAATACTTCACTGAGAGATCCTCTTCGTTTGATGAATGAAGAGAATATGATAAAATGCAGACAACATTTCCAATTGGTCACTCGTATTTGCGCACGGTATATGATCGAGGTAGAATAATTATTCTTCTTTGAATTCCTTACTTTATCACTTCGTTTGAAAACTAATTTTATAATGCCGGCGAATCATCAAGTACCATTTGGACACACCCTGAAGTAGCCCCATTTTTTTTTAGTTTCTTAACTTTTGCAGGACTTAGCCTTTCATAAAATCCATCTTTTAATATATTATCCTTGTCGCCGAATAACTCTTGTTTAGTTTTCTTTTGAATTTTTAGTATACGTTTTTGCATTTCTTTATCTGATTCAACTTCTTTGGGTAAAGGCGGATATTTATTTCTGCCCGCTTCTAGTATAGTATTTTTACATGTTTTGTTACAATAATACGACTTACATTCGCGTGGGATATTTTTAAAAAATGCTTTATTTCTTTTGGTCTGCTGTGCCCTATATATATTTTTTTGTGCGGTAGTCAATTTTTTTAGTACTGTCTTGTCTTGTAGAGAGTCGAAATACTTCATTCGTTTTATAGATTTTTGTTCGTATGTTTTACAAAAATGCTTACACGTTTTTGGCATTTTTTACGTTACACTGTTTATATAATACATTTTTATTTATATTAAGCTAAATAAAAGATGCGTAAACGTGTAAAGTTGCAACAATATCCACGGAAGTCCATGAAATAATATTATTTGCCATAAATAATTTCAGTAATTCCCGCGAATATACTTTAGACATTTTTTTCACAATACTAAGTATATATATGGCAGATCCGAATTACGAAACAAATCCATACACGAACAGACTTGTGAAAAAATGTGGGAAAAATGAAGAGAGAATTCCCGTCGAGAACGGAGATTGGAAGACGTTCAAATGCTATAAGCGATGCAATGCGAATCAAATGCGTAACATGAGAACAATGAGATGCCGTAAGCAAAAACAAGATTACGAGTTGTATCCCTCCCCGTCTTCTTTTCATAAAAGTAACGACTTACGGAAAACCAACAAAAAAAGGTCGTCTTTCGTAGATTATAATGTGTATCCCTCTCCGTCTTCTTTTCATAAAAGTAACGACTTACGGAAAACCAGCAAAAAAAGGTCGTCCAGCAAAATAGTAGATTATAATAATGTGTATCCCTCTCCGTCTTCTTTTCATAAAAGTAACGACTTACGGAAAACAACCAAAAAAACATCATCGCTCGTAGATTATAATAATGTGTATCCCCCACCGCCATCTATTCATAAAAGTAATACCATGTCGAAAAAGACTAAAAAATTGGAAGCCATTCGTACTAGAAAATCAGTTCAAAAAGGGAGAGAATGGTTTTGGGAACATGGCAAAAAAAAACGATAATCGTTCGTCTATAATAAATGAACATCTTTGTATTTTTCACGCCGAAGCAAATGCAAAGTACATCCAGGCTCCAGCAGATCGACGTATTTTCGCACAACCTCTTTTTTAATGACGGTTTTTACCGCGTCGTTTAAAGACGGTTTATAAATCGTTTCGTGTATCTGATGAATATGGTAAAAAATACTTTTATCGATCACCGGGTTTGATTTCTGGATATAATAATGCAAGTAGGACTTGTGTATATCGCGAATGAGGTTGTCGTGCATATGTTGAAAAGTGGAAAAAAGATATTTGTATTGTGGAAAGGTCTTCAAGAATATCGCTATTTTATCGATCCTTCGCAAACACAAGTATTGATACATAAAATTTGGATGTGTTCCGCGAATTTGTTGAAGATCTTTATACTCTGGCGTCATCATAAAACATCGTTCTCCGGAGTGTTTATGTAAGAAACAGATTCCCATTGTGATTTCTTTCTCTTTGCTTTTGTTCTGTATTATGTAATCTTTTATAGAGATTTGTATTTGCTTGGGTCTTTTTACTATCCCGTCTGGGAAAAGATCGGGTTCATGCGAAGAATGACGATATCTCACGTCGTTCATGCCATGCAATTCATAGTATCCAGTGAAGTACAGTTGAGGATGCTTTATTTGAAAAATAAGATGGTTTTCAGGATGTGATACTATAAAATGATAGCAATTCGACGCGAGTAGATATTTGAATCCGACCCATTGCTCAATTCGCCGATTTTCCCCGCGAATACCCATGGCATCAAACAGCATGTCACGATATGTTTTGGAAAAGTGGTCAGGGATATGATAATACGCATAATTTCCCGCGACGGAATTTCGGGTGGATATTTCCCAATGTTGTGTTCGGGGATCATAGAACAGTTGGATAGATATTCCTTCGATCATTTCTTCTGCAATGACATTTTCGTCCGGTGGGGAGGAAGAAGGAAACGTTTTTTGGAAAAGTTCGAAATCGTATGAGAGAGGAGATCCGATAGAGAGTATATTGCGCGTATCCGGATCGATAACCGTGGAATTGTAGAATCTTCTCCACTTTTCATGTTCGAATGAGATACTATCGAAACAGTTTAATATAGAATAATGTATCCCACGGAAACTAATATTTTTCGATTGCACATTACTTAATGATTCTGTACTGGTCTGGATATGGTTCATCTGATTGACTACAAGAGAATATGTGTATATTGATTTTTCCAAAAAAGAATATATAAAATTGAATTCAATATAAAAAGAATTGTTATGCATTATTGTCTGAAGAAAGAATGAACCCATCATTATTAGAAGTATTGAAGGAAAACATGAAGGAAGCTGTTCCCGAGAAGAACGTCTTGTTGAGTCATTTGGGCGACTACCGACATGAGCCATTTGACATTTTGCAATCTTACTTCGAAGGCAAACCTTTGGAACGATTGGTCCGACATCAGATTGAGTCATACAACAATTTCGTGAATTTCCAAATGCAGAGAACGATCGAAATGTTTAATCCGGTCGTGATTAAATCAGATGCGGACTACAATCCGGAAAACAACACATATGGATTGACCATCAACATCAGCCTAAAAAATGTACGTTTCCAGCAGCCGCAAATATACGAGAACAGTGGAGCGATGAAAACGATGCTTCCGCAAGAGGCGAGACTTCGGAATTTCACGTATTCGTCGATTACCTTGGTAGATTTGCACGTCGAGTATGTTGTCCGAGACGCGGATAATGAAGAAAAAAGAATCGACAAAATATTCCCCAACATCAAGCTTTGTTGTCTTCCGGTGATGATTAAATCGTCCATCTGTATCTTATCGCAAAACAATAACGTGTCGAACGTTCAAACCGGTGAGTGCGATATGGACGGTGGTGGATATTTCATTATAAAAGGATCGGAGAAGACGGTTCTGTGTCAAGAAAGGGCGGCGGAAAATCGGATATATGTGTTCAGTGGCAAAAATGCGCCAAAATGGGAATGGGTCGCCGAATTCAAATCTGTTCCTGACTCGAAGTGTATTTCACCGAAACAAGTGGAGATGATGGTTTCCTCAAAGACGAATATGTACGGACGTGGGATATTTGTCATTATCCCGCGACTAAAACAAAAAAGATCGATTGAACTATTTGCTCTGTTTCGCGCATTGGGAGTGATTTCCGATAAGAAAATATGTGAATATATTGTGCTGGATGTCGATGATGCGAAAAATAAACAGATCCTGGAGTTTTTACAGGCGTCGATCGAAGACGGCAAACCGTTTATCAATGGTATAGAAAACGTCCAAGAGAACGCGAAACAATACGTCATGTCTATTATTGCATATAATCCATATCAAAACGACAAAAAAGCGCCACCAACTTCTAAACTGGACTATACAAACGAACTTTTCAAAAACGACTTTTTCCCGCACTGCAAAACGATGGACCAAAAACTCTTCTTACTCGGATTCATGGCAAATCGACTTATTCGAACGGCACTGGGATGGAATCCACCCGACGATCGCGATTCGTATTTGAATAAACGTATTGAATTGTGCGGGTCATTGCTCAACAATTTATTCAGAAATCATTATATTCGATTTGTAAAAGACATGGAAAAACACGTGATTCGGGAGATCAATATCGGTGCATGGAAATCCTCGGAAAACTACGAGAGTATAATCAATATGACCAATATCTACAAGATCATCAAACCGACAACGATCGAGAACGGGATGAATCGCGCACTGTCTACCGGTGATTTCAGTGTGAAACAATCCAGTAGTAGCAGTAAAGTCGGCGTAGCACAAGTCTTGAACAGATTGACGTATTTAGGGACGTTGAGTCATTTACGTCGTGTCAATACTCCACTTGAGAAAAACGGTGAATTAATCGCTCCGAGAAAACTGCACAATACGACGTGGGGATTTCTATGTCCAGTGGAAACTCCGGAAGGCCAGTCGATCGGTATTGTAAAAAACATTTCCTTCATGACACATATGACGATTCCAACCAATAGTGTGAGTCTATACGAAATTGCACAACCGTACATTNTNGCGGTGGAAAATGTCAAGTCGCCGAATGAATTATATGACCAGGTCAAAGTGTTTATTAACGGCACATGGGTCGGCGTATCGCTCAACCCGGTCACATTTTACAATGACATGAAACA